TCAACGACTGCGCTTAGCGTGGCGCTCCCAGTTTTCTTGCTTCGCCTGCGCCGTTTTACGTAGTGCGACGTAACACGCCCCGCTGCCGCCATGATGCGGTAGCGCAGTGCAATATGCCTGAACATCATCAAATTCGGTCAGCCAGCGCGCCACATAGCTGCGGACAATATTGGCATGCGATTTATCATCCCGTCCTTTGCCATGAATAATCAGCACGTTACGCAAACCATCAGCCATGGCTTGTTGAATGAAACTGAACATCATTTTGCGGCACTCTTCCACCGGCTGGCGCAAAAGATTCAGGCTCGCCTGTTGCGGATATTTACCACTGCGCAGCTTATCCAGCACCCCATGTTGCAACCCTTCCCGCCGAAACTCCAGCGGCTGACTTAGTGGGATGATGTCGAGAAATCCGGTGGTGAGGAAATTATCAAGCTGCAGCGTGTCGATACGCTGCGGCGCACGTTGGTTACGCGTTGGATGCCAGTGGACATCGGTAGCACGTTTCAGCGGCTGGACATCTTCCATGGCGTCAAGAAACAGCGATTTGTCGTCAAGGTTCATGTTACATCCTCCCGCAATTAAGAGCGCGATATGATAACCAGACCGGGTCGGTCCAACAACGTATTACCCAAAATTCCAGTAATAAGTTCCAAATATTGCCGATATTTTAAGCAAAATGCTTATGCATGATTATTCATTCACGATATTTATAATTAAATGCGCATAACTTATTGAATTTAACCAACAAACATCGCTGCAAATAACGTTAAAAATCGCAAATTAACTACACCATTAACTACACCGTTCGGTGCACTGTATGCAACAATGCGGAACAAATAGACACAAGCGACGGGCTATACCGTTATCATTTTCCGGCTATCCGCCATGAAGCTGGTGGATGATCACGGATAAACCGTTATGGAAGTCCCCATATCGGCATCATGCCCACCAGCGAGATTAGTTATCTGGTTGCTGATGGGAGGCTGACGAACCTCGATGCTAGGGTGCGCAAAACTAGTGAGACCTTTTTTCTCTGCAACAGGCCCATAATTCGCGTTTTCTTTGTCTGCCGTAAGGTGGGGGATTTTTGGCGGATCCAGCAATGGCGCGGATTTTGTGATTTTTTATAGATAGACCTCATCTATCAATCCCGTGCACACCTTCCCAAAAAAAGTTTTCGAACCTGCGGCGATGTGAACAAGGGTAGGCGGGCGGTCCCATAAGCAATGAGGTGTAGGGATTTCTATCCCCCTGGGGGTATTAAACACCACCCGATTTAAATACCGTCTTTTTTGTCACTGTGTGTCACTCTCCGTCACGGTATGTCACCACAAGTTAACGTCGTAACCGTTCCGGCTTCTTCCAGTGGTAAGTAATTTTTTCTTTCTCTTGGTACATCTGCACGCGGCGACGGTACGACAACATCTCCAGAACTCTGGTGCGTATGTTGCGCATATCCACGCCGTTAAGCTCGATACCGTCACGGCGCATCACCTCAGCAACAACACGCACATAATTTTCAGCGGTCACGCTGTCCGGCTGCGTGGCCTGTTCGTCAGCCTGCTGGCTGATTCCGGTAACGCGGCGGATTAATCGCAGTATTTCGGCTTCTGTCATTGTGCCCCCATCGCTCTGATAGCCTGGTGTCGTCAGGTCCTTCCTGGAATTATGGCCCGTTACGGGGCGGCGGTTACTCGCCTTTGTTCTGTAGCAACTTCTCAGGCGCGCTTCCGGTAGTTTCCATCAGGTAATCAGCCAGTATCTGTGGCAGGTTTTCGTCAAGTCTTGCACATGCGTTACATGCTTTGGCTATTTCCCTTTTTAGTTCATCCAGCATATACGGCCTTATATCGGGAAAGCGCCTTTGCATTGTGAGCGGGAGGCTGTCCATGATTGATGAAATCTGACTCGCTAGTTTTGAAATCGCGTAGATGCAAAACTTTGTATCAATCACCTCGCCGCGTTCGCGCTCGTTTTTAAGTTCCTGCGCTTCCGCCTGGGCCGTCATTAATCTGATTCTTACGCGTAAAAGTTCATCATCATCAATCTCGCCTTTGTCGTTTGTAAGCTGGTTAATTGCATTGTTAACCCTATTGTCTATCACGCTAGCAACATCATAAAACGCCTCACGGCCTTTACGCTCAACGGGAGTTACTCCCCACTTGTCGAACGCTGTCGCACTTACGCGGCAGCTTTGCGCCATAGTTTTTTTGTTCATCAGGTGCGATTTCATCAATATCCCCACTTAGTTAAGGTTTCAGGTTGGTGTGTTGGTGTTATCTTTCCCTTTTTATTCATAGAGATAGAGCGAAAAACAAAACCACCACCACCAACCCGAAAAGGCTCATAAATAGCGAAAATCCGCAAGGTCGCCGCCCCGTAGCCTGCCGGATCGCCGGAAAGGACCCGCCAGCCAGAACGGGCCCTAATTTCATCAACCAATCAGCTTATAGCGACCATCCCGTGCATTGCGACGTACACGCTCAATCTTGAGGCATAGCGCCGCATCTGGCTTTTTGGGGACAGGTACGCGGCAATATTCAGAAGCTCGAGGAATATTGTTTATCCAGTCGATCACTTCACTTAAATACCAGGCTTTACGCCCTTCCGTAACCTGTACGCGTTCGGGGAACTCTCCACGAGCCTCAAGGTTTAGCAATGTGCGACGGCTAAGGGTAGTAAGTTCCATCACCTGATTCATATCAACAAGGCGTTCACTTAAACGCATTTTGTCAGCAATAGCCTTTAATTCCTCTACTGCTGGATCCGGATACATCATTTCGGCAATTGGCTTAAGGTCATTGTAATGATTCTGCATTGTATCCCCCTTTACACACGAGCCAGCGGCTGAACAGAAATACCTGAGCCAACAAACGCGGCAACCTTTGCCGACAGTTCTCTTACAGACTCAGGCCAGTTCAGAGCATCAACATTTAAAACACCTGTCTTATAAACCTGTGCCTGTGTTTTTTTCGCTGTGTCGATTTGTACAGCGGAAACATAAACCGCTTTGCCTGCGCTCGTTCCATCCCATACCACTAGCGCACCAGTTGCATCTTCCTGCATCAGTGGCGTAAACGCAGGTATTACCCCTTTATTGGCTGAAAATATCCCCAGCGTAGTAACCAGTGCTTCAGTGCCAGACATGAGTTCAGTGTAATGAGTAGCCATTGCTCCCCCTTAGCCAATGCGAACGGTAACAAAACGATTGATGCGGGCCGGTATTGGCTGTGGTGCAGAGTGCGTTTGTACGTACTCAATAGCCGGATCACCAGGCACAATATAGTTTTTCGGTGCAAGTTCGGCTTTAGTCAGCCCCATTCGGGTTAGCTCCGGATCCTGAATACCGCCATAGGCGACAATCCCCTGAAGAGCCGTATTGCCAAGCACCATCAAATCAGGATCAAGGAAATGTTTTTCAGTTCCGTCCTCGTCGGTATAACGTCCGCTGTAAACAACAATCGCAACATCGCCCATATACCCTTTAAAACTCACCGAATCACCAAGGTCTTTAAGGGCCGTTTCCAGTTCGGAATTAGAACCACGGCGGGTATCCAGAGCCTCTTTTATCGCTCTGAATGAACGGTATTTCTTCCATACATTACCGCCCATAATGATGATATTAGTGACGCCCTCACTAAATTCTGCGTAGCTCTCAATATCATCATTTGGATCAAAAGTTTCTTTATCCTTACCTGACCACTCAGCACCGCCAGACTGCGTGATAATATTTTGTGGTTTTATATTCCAGTCCAGTTCATAACGTTCAATACCATCGCCCTCAATGATATTTTTCCCCGTTGTGATTGCCTGAACAGCAAGCCATTCAATACGTGCACGTATAGCTTTAGCCTGATTTACAATCGCCTGTTTAACTTTAATATTACGCGCCCCAAAAGCATTGTATTGTTCAGGTGATACACCAGCAGGGCGCACAGCTAACTTATTTGGATCAATGCTGCTTTTCGGTTTCATATAGCCAGGGCGAATTGTTTTTGATTCGTATCCCTCATCTCGTGAAACTTTACTGCCCACCATAGGAGAGCAAAACGCCGCGATCGGGATATTTGGATCGTCGATCGTATCAAGAATAATGTCTCTCGATTCAAACATTACCGAGCGAGTGAAAAACAAACTGGTAAACAACGCATTTAATTTTTTTTGCACATCTTCAGCATTAGCCATCTGCACAAGCTGTGTAGGCGAATATAAATCAACCATACTCATCCTCTTTACATTCATTACAAATAATTGTGAATATATTCTATTACCGATGTCTGCTATGCGAATACATGCAACCAAGTGCAATGTTGTATAAAATATGCCGTGACAACTTCAGTGCTGATAATTCGTGTTAATGTATTTACTTCCTTTGGTCGGGATTTATGTAGCATGCCGGAAAATCTATTTTTTTCCGGCATCTTTTTGTTTGCAGAATTTAAAACGGTATATTATCGCCGTACGGATCATCATTCCCCGACTGTTGTTTTGCCCTGTTCAGTGCGTCAGTGGCCTGCCCCTGCTGACCTTTTTTGCCGCCCGGTCGCGCCGTTCGCGCACTGATTACGCTGTCTGCGATAACCTGCCAGCCCCGCCGCGTTTCGCCGTTCTGGCCTGTCCACTGGCTTACCTGCATGTTACCCGCCACGCTCAGGAGTTCACCCTTGCGGTGCTTTGCCAGTGCTTCGGCCTGTCTGCCAAACGCCAGGACGGATAACCACATCGTCGCCGTTCCGTCATCTGCCTGGCTGCACGGAAGTGGGACCGCCATACTCGCCATCGTCATTTGTGTACCCTTGCTGGTGGTCTTTAACTGCGGGTCAGCCACCAGCCGCCCGTAAGCCGCTATCTGTGCTGTCATGCTGTCTGCTCTCCGGTTTTAACGTTGATGGTTGTCACCTGTTCCGCTTCGGCAATCTCCCGTTCTGTCAGTGTGGCAAAATTTGCCGCCGCCGTGGTCATGAATGCGCTTATCAGTTCGGGATGCGCTTTCGCGTATCCTTCTCCGGCGTGGCGGTCTATCGTTCTGATTGCCACCTTTAAGGCGTGCTCTGTCATGTCTAATGCGCGATATTTTGGTGCTGTTTTATCTCTGCTTTTTCTGGTCATTCCCCACTACCCCCCACTTTTTCGCCTCACTTTTTAAGCTCCCCACATGATTTCCAACCTTGTTTTTTTGTGATTCTAATATGTTGTTTTTCAATGTGTTTTTTATTCCTCACTTTTGAGCCTATATACAGATTGAAAAGTGAGGGGCGCGGTTGCTTTTTGTTCAGTTCCTGCTATCCCCTCACTTTTGCGCCTCACTTTTTACAGTGGGCGCACATCATCACCGTCAATAGCGATAACGCCGTCTCTTTCCAGCTTGTACAGCCAGCGCCGGAAGTTTTTCATCTCATACCCCAGCTTTTTCATATCATCGCGCAACAACGGGATAGTGCATTTATCGCCGCGCTGTGTGCGTGACCGGATACAGCCCCATAGTGCGGCGTGATTCTCCGTCTTGTTTCCGGCCTCCTCGATGCGCTCCAGTTCAACGGGTGGGCGCGGCTTATCCACAACCACCAGCGACGTGATTAACTCCTTGTCAGCGTCGGTAAAAAGCTCCACCACACGTAAATCATATGCAGCCTCTTTCAGTTCCTCCGCGTCCTTCATTTTGGTGCAGGAGATAACCAGGGCCTCACTGTCCGCGCCTTCGCGGCGGATCCGGTACTCAGCGTCCAGAGATGCACGAAATGCACTGGAACCACGCGCCCCTTTTGTTTCATCCTTGCCGGAATGGTGAACCACCAGCACCGTGGCCCCTGTGCGTCGTTTCAGTTCGTCACATCCACGGATAAACGCCCCCATATCCCGCGCGTCATTTTCATCATTACCGCCAAAGCAACGCGCCAGCGTATCCAGAATAATCATGCGTACCGGTTTACCCGTTTCCCGTTCAACCTGGCGGGATGCGATAACCATTTCATCAACATCAAACTGGGCTGCAGGAAAAATCGGGCGGGTTACCAGGTACAGATTTTTCACCCGTTCATCATTAACGATTTCCCATGCCTTGATACGGCGGGGGACACCAATGCCACCTTCACCGACAACATACATCACCGAACCATGCGCCACCCTGCGACCTCCCCAGTGGCGACCCGTGGCAACATGACACGCCCAGGAACACGCGAGGAACGATTTATAGGAACCGCTCGCGCCGTATGTGCTGCACAATGAATTAGCCGGAATCACGCCCTTAACGACATAATCAAGCTGTGTGTCGTACCCTGCAGATCCAATGCTCATTGGTAGCGTGGTTTTTCGCTGACTGTATTGCTCGTCAGTAAGTATTTCCCCGCGCTCTGCCTGTTCGCGGATCCGTTGCAGGTAGTCGTGCCAGTTCTCCAGCTTCTGACTGTGCATTCCCTCAGGGTAATAATTCGCATCCCGTACACCTGCCGCCGCCAGCTTTTGCCCGATGGCATTAATATTTGACGGCTTGATGTGGCCTGCCTTGTACAGTCGGACACAATAGCGACCATCGTCGATAATTTTCAGGCCTGCCAGTTCGTCAAGCTGGCTGTCTCCCAGCCATACAGGCGGAACATTGTCGCCAGCAAGTCGCCCGTCCTGCTCCTGCCATTGTTTCGCGTGCGCCCAGGCATCACTACCCGCAAAAATAATGACTTCGGTCATTTTGTCGTAAGGCTGTTTTTTTAAGTTCGGTGCGCTTTTCATTTCTTGCCCCTGAATCCGTTAATCATGGTTTTCAGCTTCTGGATGTTTGCCCGTGCCCTGGCGTTGCTGGTGGGCACGTTATGCGGCGCGGTCTGTACCAGAGAAAAATCACACCGGAACTGATAAACAGGCATCACGCAATCATATTCGTAACCTTCACGGCGGTAGATTACGCGCCGTTCTTCCACGCCCTTAATCATTACCGTGCCGCCGTACTGGTCGCGGTAAATATCACCGCGCGTAAATTTAGGGTGAGTGTTGCCACTGGCAGTTAAGCCAGAATATTTAAGTTTCATTATTTTTATTCTCCGGTGTGCTGTTCTTTATATCTGTCGTGCAATAGATCTATTTCTTGCAGTTCCATTATTACAGGCTCAAGAAGCGTTATTAATGCCGTGGCAATTCTTGATTTTTGTTTGTCGCATTCATTGTCGCCAAGTGTTTCAAGCCATATGCGCAATATTTCCAGCATGTTTTCACTGTGAGAAAGTGCAAGAAATGCGCGGTCTATTGTTTCGTGGTAAATATCACGCATGGCTTACATCCTCAGGAAATTTTCTTCTGTAACGCGCCTCTGCCACATATTCCGCATAATCGGCGGCGATATTCAGTACATCAAGCCCCGTTGATTTATATTCTCTCGTGGAAAGTAAGAAAAAAGCCGCTCTAATAAGCTCTGGCATTGACGAAAGCGCATCAGCCGCATCATCAGGAACGCCGGAAAATTCCTGTTTCAGGGAATTAAAACGATCATCACGCATAACCCCCCCCCATTTTCACAATCAGCAATCAGGATGGCTTTGGCCTCATTCAGCGCCATATCCGCACTAAGTTGCATAACCGCCAGCGAATGAGGAACGAAAGCCCCGGCATATTCTGTTTCACTGGTAGCGTGCTTATGCGCCCTGTCCGCGATAACAGAAATATCAATCAGCGCATCAATCAGTGTTTTGATTGCTTCGGCGGCTGCGTCCGGACGGGTGTTATTGCACATGGTGCACCCCCTGACGAATACGGGCGGCGAATACCATCACGCAGCCAGCCGGTGATTGCTGACGGGCTTCCTGTTCGCTGGTGGCCTCAATGGTAATCACGCGCGGTTGTGCCGTACTCAGGGCGATAAAACGCCAGATGTATTTATTCAGGTTGTGCGAGTCCCGCCCTTGCGGGTGTATGGTATGATTTCTCATAGCAGCCTCGATAATCTTGCTATCGTTGGTGGTTAGACGCCCCGTATGTGTTTCCGGCACTGCGGGGCGTTGCTCTTTGTATTTCAACAATTCTTTTGGTGTGTTTCATGTTATGAGCGCATGAAACACACGTCAAGGCTTTTTGTATTTCTTTTTTTGTGTATACTGAAACACACCGATGATTAGGAGTTTCAGAAATGGCAACGGCTAACAAAAACGCAAAATCACAACTGACAACTGTCAGAGTCCCACTAGATGTTATGCAAGGGATGGAATCCGTTAAGCTGGACGGCGAAAGCAATGCCGGATTTATCGTAACCGCCATGCGCGGAGAAATAGCCCGCCGCCAAGCAGAAGGCAGCGGAGAAAATCCCCTTGTGTCGTCACTGGATGCCCTGGCTAAGGTCGAACAAATCGGCATCAAAGCAGCGGAAGAAATCGGGCAGCTTGTCACCGTTGCACGCGAAGAACTCCAGCGTCGCAAGACCAAAGAACCAGAGTAATCACCATCAGCGCCGTGGTGTAAGGTATTACGGCGCATTGCTATGCAGGACAACACAATGACCGATAAAGAATTGACCAAAACATTATCACCGGCACGGAAAAGACGGCGCAGAAAGATAGAGCATGAATCAGAAAGATTCGCGCCATGTGCTTTTGCTCTTGAGAAATTCCTTAAAGAGCACAGGAAAAAGCTCTCGTTGCAAACCTTGGAACGAACCAAATCTGACTGATCACATTGCCCACCAGCCGCAAATGTGGCATTGTTGGTGATGCTCATGCGTTGGGGATAACGTGTAGCTTGTGTCGAGGGGCCACCGTAGCGGGTGGCCTTTGTTTTGCCTGTTATCCGGCAATTGTGGCGCTTCGCCACACGGTTGATATAATCCCACTGCTCAGATTCATTTTTTGCGCAGTAGGTTAATTGTTCACAAAGGCGCTCCGGCAACGGGGCGCTTTTTGTTTTTATTAGTTTGTAGAAACCTGACTCAGAGATAATGCTCATATTCTGATTGCCGTCAGGGGTGTAAGTTAAATTTACTCCCTTTTTATCATCAAACATCTGCAACGCTCTGGCGTTAACAATATTGGTTTCACTCCCTCCAGTAAGGCCGGAAATAACCGGAATAATTTCGGCAAAATTTTGCAGATTCTGTTTTTCAGGACGAACGAAGCCCCGCCCTTGTTCGGGAGAATATCCAGTATTCATGGTTAGATCTCTGTATTAGTGGATGGGTGGCGGCTGTGTGCCGCCAGCCTGATTAGTGAACTGCCTCGCAGCTTTCCTTCCATGCCAGAACTTCGGATAAAGACCAGCCAACGGAACGACCGCCGAGCTTACGCCGTGATGGGAATTGTCCGGTTTTTTCCAGGCGGTACCGACATGAACGGCTCAGGCCTGTAAGTTGCTGACATTCTTTTTCACGTATAAAGCGATCTGTGCTTAACACAATTCCCCCTTTGATATTTCTTAAAGAGTTATTTGGTGTCCTATTGTGTTGTGGTGCGTCGGATTGTGTCAGGGTGTTTATGGAATGGCAAACACTGGCGGCGGTCATTTTACAGAAGTGTGGTAATGAGAATAAAAACTCTTTTAATTCATTGTGGTGCAAAGGCATAAAATTCTGTTTTTACGCCTTTTTTACATGTTTTTAAGAGTGATTCGCCAATGTACAAAAAGCCAGTAAAACGACTGAAAATCAACTTTTTAGGGTGTCAGTCAGATGTTAATCAAGTTTGTTCCAGATTGTTCGCCGTTGTTCGTCGTGGTGTCTCGTTGTTTCACGTTGTGTCAGTTCTAAAAAATCGCAAAAAAAATTATATTTCTCTGGCTATTGGCAGTGTGGTTACGTTTTTGTGA